GTAAGTTCGGAATATATCTGTCCATCATGCTATACAACATTTAAAGGCTTTGTTAGTAAGAATACAACTCGCTTTAGATGTGATTGTGGGCAAGAACTTATAGTGGAGGTAGAGAAATGAGTAACCCTAAGACAATGATGAGGAATATTTTCTCGCTGTCTGTGAAGGAGGCCGATGATGAGTGAATTGAAAGCCAGTGATTTTGATATTTGCGATTGCAAAGACGAGTTCACTATAGAGCCACACGGAGATGGAGAGGTTCTATATTTTGGGAGGTGTAATCATAAACATGGGTTTAATCTGTGTCATGTCACAGAGAAATCTCATAATGTTTTGGAAATCCTTAACACCCGCACCACCCCCAAAGCTCAAATAACAAGTGGGTTGAAATCTATGGAAGTTGATTTGATTTTTGAGACAAAAGAACATATAAGAGAGCACTGCCTAACCATTGACAGCAATTCTGTGAAATGGATAGTCGGGCATGTTATTTCAATCTGTGAGGAGAAAGAACAATGAGTGAAGAAACAAGACGACTCAATGATATTATCACAGCCCAAGCTAAGGAGCTTGAGGCATGGCAAGCCAAGTCAAACAGGCAGAAGGGTGATATTCGCAAGGTTCATAGCGAGCTTGATACTCTTAAACGTAGGGTGGGTGAAGAATCCCGCCAACCAGAACAGGCGATAGCTGAGGCTGATATGATGCTTCACATTGCCGAGGGCCAACTACTTGGATATTATCTATCATCATGCGGAACATCAATAACAGAACTCGTTGAGTCAATGGGTCTTGAACAAGGTGAATGGGAAAATCTGTCTGGGAGAGTGAATCTAAAAGATGTGGATAGACAAGAAATAGAGGAATATTTTCTCGCTGTCTGTGAAGGAGGTGGGGAGTGAGTGAAAGAAAGTATTGGTATCTGTTCACTTATAGTTATTGCCCTGTATGTGGCAGAGAGTTTGCCTATCCGAAAGTCAGAGTCTATGACAGGCCCAAGCCTGAATTATACCAAGACAGACATATTGTAACTGAGGTTTATGACTATTGCGGCAGTCTGTGAAAAGGTTTAGGTAAACATATGAGATTGGGGTCAACAAACCCAGAAGAATTGCCTACAGAGGTTATAGCTTAGCAGAATAACCTTGAGAGGTTATAGAATGGAGAGTTTAAGATGGCTTACACAATGAATGAGGTAGACATACGAGGGTTAAGGGCGACCCACTTTGAGCAACTGCTTTCTTATTTGATGCGGGCGCAAGAGGCTGTCTGTGAAGGAGGTGGGGTATGAACACCCGCCAACCAGAACAGGCGTGGATTGATGTAAACGATAGGTTGCCTGAAAAAGCTGACGAAGGTAGTTCTGCGTATAAATGCCTTGTCGCATACAGGTCAGGGGATTCATTCGGTATAAGCCTTTCATGGTTTGAGCTTGGTGATGAATTTAATAATAATGGATTCTCTGGTGATGTAACCCACTGGCAACCATTACCCGCAAAGCCTGTCTGTGAAGGAGGTGGGGAGTGAGTGACAAAAAGGAAATCGCTGAGTTCGTTGAAGATTGGGTTGCTGAAATATCGCTAAATGACAATGGCGCTATATTTTGGAAACATACAGAGGATAACGCCAGAGCCCATGCCACCTATGGAGAGTTGAGAAAACTGACTAATACTATTCTGACGCTCTGTGAAAAGGTTTAGGTAAACATATGAGATTGGGGTCAACAAAGGTTCTATAAACAACATGGACATGTTGATAATCTAATGATCCAGGCAGGGAACTGCCGACCGACCCTGATTAATAATTGATACGAACCAACCTGGGAAGATGGTGACTACATGAAAAGAACATAAGCAGCCCTGCACGCGCATGGAGCTTCTGAAGACCCCATCAATTGACAGGGTCTTTTTTTATTGCAACCCGGCACAGTCAGCACCTACCTTCAGTCAACCACAAAAGGTGTCAAAATGACTGTTGCAAAAAAGAAGACCAGACGCAAACCCCGACCTAACAAATCGAACACCCATAAAAAACAATTGATTGAAGCTTTGGAAAAGTCCCTTGGGATTGTGTCAACTGCTTGTATTGCAACCAAGATTTCAAGAACTACATACTATGAATATTGCAACACAGACCCTGCATTCAAGAAGCAGGTTGATGATGTTGCTGAACTTGCCCTTGACTTTGCTGAATCACAACTACACAAGCTGATCAGGGAAGGGGACAAGACAGGCATCATCTTCTTCCTGAAGACCAAGGGAAAAAAGCGTGGTTATATAGAACGGCAGGAAATTGAAGCAAGGGTCAGCACATATGAACAAGGTGAATGGGATGGGAAAGAAACCCCTGAAGCATACCTACAAAGAACACTGTCCCAAAAGTAGTCCTGACAATTTAGCATTCAGGGCAAGGACTGTGTCCAATGCCTTGAAGGATGACAGACTGCAACAGGCACTGTGGAAGATGTCTGAACAGTCATTCCTGTTCTGGTTGAACACCTTTGTCTGGACCTATGATGCCAAGGGTGACAAGTACCAGGAACTTGGTTACACATCCCCACACATGCCTTTCATTAGTTTCGATTATCAAGATGACCATGCAGTTGAATTGCAGGAAGCAATTGAAGAAGGTCACAACCTTGCAATCGAGAAGTCCAGGGACATGGGCGAATCATGGTTGATCATAGCTGTATTCACATGGTTCTGGTTGTTCAGGGGTGCCGGCAATGACTTCCTTCTTGGGTCAAGGAAACAACAGTATGTTGATGAGTTGGGCAACATGTCTGCCCTTATGCCAAAGGCCCGCTATATCATCAAGCGTCTTCCCAATTGGATGCTTCCCAAAGGGTTCACCCTTGGCAATCAATCTGAATGGGACAACTACAACAGACTAATCAACCCTGTGACCGGGTGTGTCATATCGGGTGAAGCAAACAATAACAACTTTGGAACAGCAGGAAGATACAAGGCAGTCTTATTTGATGAGCTTGCCAAGTGGGAACACACTGACCGGGCTGCATGGGAATCAGCCAGTGACACAACATCATGCAAGATTGCAGTCAGTTCTGCCTGGGGTGAACGTGGGATATTCTTTGAACTGATCCATCAGAAAGCCGGTGCAATCAAGCCCATCAGGTTGATTTGGAAGTTGCACCCCTTGAAGGATGATGAATGGTATGCTGAACAGAAACGGACCCGGTCAAAGGCAGACATGTCCAGCAATGTTGACATCAACTATGCAACATCAGTTGAAGGTCAAGCATTCCCTGACTTCGATCTGAACATCCAAGGACTTGAAGAAGACCCATATGACCAAGGCAGACCCATTCAGATGGAATGTGATTTCAATATCAGACCAATGTCATGGTCACTGTCCCATGAAATAAAGGGTGATGACTTCTATTTTGCAGAAGTGGTTGATGATGAACGGACCACAACAGCAGCACACATGCATGAATTCCTTGAACGCTATTCGATCCACAAGAATAAAGTCCTGTATTTATATGGTGACTTCAGTGGGAAGGCAGGCAGCACCAAGGGATATGAAGCAGACTATGACATCATCAAGCGTATGGCCAAGAATGTGAACTGGGAAGTGGTTGACATGACCAATGAATCCAACCCTTCACACAGGTTGTCCCTTGAGGTCTGTTCTAAGCGTCTTTATGATTGGGCAGACAATGGACACACACATTGCTACTTCTGGAAGGAAGGGGTTCCCCGGCTTTGCATGTCAATGGCACAGACCAAGCGCAAGGGTGGCGGAATCCTGAAGGATGGTGCTGAACATTCAAGTGATGGTTTCAGATATGGTCAAGTGACAAGACATGGTCATGAAATTGATGAACAGGAATTCAATGGGGTTAGCCGTTATTAGAATTAATGCTGAAGGCACAACGCCCCTTTAACCTTCACATTTTACTTGTCAAGTCTTTTCCACCTAACTACTTTAGCTGATGACAACAGAAAGACAGACCTGTCCTTCTTTTCTTTTACACTTATTTGGGGTGAACTATGCTGTCTGAATATGCACTTGAATTGATGAACCAGGCAGTCAGGGATGCAAACCAAGCTGAAGCAGAAGCAAGGCTTGATTTGGTTCACCGGGCTGATGAGTACTATCAAGGCAGGACAGAATCTGAGACAGTGTCCTACTTTGACCCGGGAATGATTCAGCAAATTGCATATGGCAACAACAACATCACAGCAAGGGTCATCAAAAGAATCTCACAGGTCCACAAAGTCAGACCCCTGTTGATATTTCCTGAAGACGCAAATCAAAATGCAATAGCAACATATACAGAAGCAACCAAGACCAAGGCTGCAAAGATGCCAAGGGCTGAACGGATGCTGAACCTTCAAAGACTGATCATGCTGAAGTCAACCTTCAGAAGTGGAAGACTTGAAATAGATGTCATCAAAGACTTTGTCCCTATCATGGGTGATGATCCTATGGTCCCCATTGCAGTCTGTTATCCAATCCATGCTTCAAGTGAAGTGACAGATGCATCAGGTGAGGTGTGGGGCTTTGTGTCTGCCACTGAGCAGTTCAGATATAACAAGGGTGGAACAATCATTGAAGGTGATGATGAACTTGAAGGGGTGAATCCTTATGGGGTCATGCCTGTTGTGTTCTGCTTTGAAGAAGGCGCACCACCTGAGACTGAATTCATGGATGTTGAACCGGCAATGGACTTGGTAGAAGCAAACCTTGCAGTGAACCTTGCACTGACTGAAATGAATGCCAACATCAGGTTCCAGAACTTCGATTATCCCTATCTGACCAATATCAAAAACGTGGGTGATGTCACCATCAGTCAAGATAAATTCACCGAACTTCCACCCGGGGTTGAAATGGGTGTGGTCGGTTTCAGTTCACATGTTGCTGACACTGTCAGTGGTATTCAGTTTCATTACAAGTCAGTCTCTATGAACTATGGCCTTGATGCCAAGTTTGTGGAAGGTGTTGGTGTTGAATCAGGAAAAGCATTGCAACTCAGGAATCAGGAACTGATGGACAACAGAAGTGGTTCCCTTGAGAATTGGCGCAACATATGGGATGCACTGTATCAGATAGAAAAAGTTCAAATGAAGTATCACTTCAAGGTGAACATGCCTGACACTATGGATGTTGACTTCAGGGAAACCATGAAGATTCAGACCGAAAAGGAAAAGCGTGAAGACGCTGACTGGCTGGTTGCAACAGGTCAGACCACATATGCACAGATCATGATAGATTCAAACCCTGATGCGTTCCCCGGTGATCCTGATGCAACACCACCTGTGACACCCCTGGAACAGGCACAGCAGTTCATGCTTGAAAACTTACGCAAGAACAGTCTTGCAGAATCTGCTGCTGCGATACCTACTGCCCTGGACCTTGCATTGCAACAAACACCTGAAGGGGTGCTTGAATAATGGGAGCAGCAGAAAGATATAACATTGATGATGGTCTGTGTGAAATCAGGGCGATCAATGATGCCAACAAGATGAAAAAAGTCAATGCAATGAAGTCTGCTGAAGCTGATTACATACAGAAGCAGAAGCATATTCATTCTCATTCATATCAGAAGCAGGATGCTGCAATCAAAGAATTCGCTGCACTGCATGGGAAAAAAGCACCCGGAACATATATTCAGAACAAGACAGGTCTGAAAGTTTTCTGCATCAACTGTGGTGAAGGTCACCTTTACAGGTCACCAAGGGTCACAGGGTCAGGCAGACTGACCAATAGACAAAGGTGCAAGTGTGGGGAAAATACAGCAGTTATGCTGAAAGGGTTCACCAATCATGGCTGACCTTCCTGTCATAGCAGCAGACAACATGTTCAAGGCAATTGAACGGATCACCAAAGCAGCAGCCCAATGGGTTGTAGACAATGGTGGTGCAAGGTCTGTGAATGACATGGTCATCTTCTTGAATCAGATTCCAATGGAATCATTGATTGTGGACACCCTGGGGTTCAGTGGTGATCTGGTTGCACTGGAAGCAACACAAGTCAAACTTCTGACAAACTTTGAAGTGACAGCACCCATCACAGAAGGTGTTGTCCAGTCCTTGATTGATGTGAACAATGCAACATTCAACCAGTACATTGGCAACTATGCAACTGTCCTGAAGCAGGAAATGGTCAAGGCAGTCCTTGCAGGTGTTCCCCGCAATCAGATGGTGAACGCTATTGCCGGAACCAGTGGACTTGAAGGGGCTGCACTGAAGGCAGCGCGCAATCAGATTAAGACAATTGTTGATACATCCCTGAAGACCTTTTCAAGACAGGTGAATGCAGTAATGGTTGAAGACATGCCTGCTGACACCAAGTTTGTTTATATCGGTGTGACTGATGACGAGACCCGGGATGTCTGCCTTGCAATGATTGCAGCCGGACCAATGACAAGAGAAGAAATTGATTCACAGTTCCCCGGTGCATTCATTGATGGTGGTGGGTTCAATTGCAGACACAGGTGGGCAGTGCAGACAAATCTTTCAAACAAGTTCACCAACCCTGTCAAGGCACAGGCGGAAATCAAGAAGCAGGGAATTAATGTGAACACTGTCCAAACACCCCAACAGATTGCAGGTGCATGATGAAGTATTCATCAGGTCTTGCAGGTGTCAAGGATTTCATTGACTATGAAAAGATCATGAGACTTGGCAAGCCTTTTATGAATAAGTTGGGTAATGAAATGTGTGACATGATCAGAGATGAAACAGTCATCAAGGGTCAGGATGTCCGGGGTCATAAGTTCAAGCCATTGACTGAAGTCTATGCAGGCAGGAAATCAGCCGGTAAATTCAGGAGACAATCAGAGAAGTCAAGCAGGGCAAACCTTGTGTTGACATTTGATATGATGCAAGACCTTCAGGTCAGAAGGGCAACTTCAAAGAGTGTCCTATTCGGTTGGACTGCAACTGAATCTGCAAAGATTGAAGGCAATGCCAAGAATGGAAGGGTTGTGTCAGCCCCTGATAAACCAATTTCAACCACAGTCAATGCAATGGGTGTGGGTAGAATGAACAGACAAACCCAATTGAATATTAAGAAGTATGGGTCAAACAATAAATTGACCATAAAGATGGGGTGACAAGATGGAAAAGGAAATCATCATCAAGCAAGTTGGGTCCGGGTGGATCGTGACTGTTTGGAATCGGAAGAAGTCAGATGACTTTTCTTCTGAAAAGGGTGCTGAACAAATCTTCACTGACCGGGCTGAAATGCTTGACTTCGTGACACTGCAGGCATGATTCAAAGATCATCAGATCAGTGTTTGATTGTTGGAAGGACTGACATAGACCTTGCACAGTGCATTGCCCTTGGTCATCCAACACACCCACCTTCACCTTCAACCTTTGTATGGAATGACTATGCAAGATTTGATGGTGATGTCATCACTTCACACACACTGAAGTTCGGTGCAATAGCTGCATGTGCAGTAGAAGCATCCCCCCGGGTCCAGCAGGAAGCAATCCTGAACCCTGGCAAGATTGTCTTTGGTACTACCTTCTATCATAGACACTATCACTTCAGTCAAGAATTCCAAGACGCTGCTGTCATCCTGTATAATGGTGACTATGAAAAGAAGATGCCTGAAGAAGCAATAATCCATGACTACCTGAATTATGGGCAGTCTGGAATCTTTGCACTTTGGTATGCACTTCACCTTGGATATAAAAGAATTTACACAGTTGGTCTTGATATGAACACCATCAAGTTCCCGGCTGATATGCCATACAACAAAACCATTGCACAGGAATTCGTGACTGCACACGTTAAAAAGACAAGTCCTGTGAATGGTGCATCAAGACTGTCCTTTGAACCAGGGAAGCAACAGGGCCTTGACGCTTTTGATATAATCAAGAAACGCTTCCCTGATCAGCAGGTGTTCAAGGTGTCGGACTTATCCCGGTTGCCTTGTCCCATTGCTGAACCACCCACAAAAGGGGTCAAATGATGAACAGATTCAACCTGCATTTTAGTCCTGAAGACGATGAAAACAAAGGTGGGGGTGACCCACCTGAAAAAGATGCACTTCCTGATGGAGCACCTGATTGGGTTGCACCAAGGCTGTCCAAACTGTCACAGGCAAAGAATGATGCGACAAGCAGGGCAGACAAGGCTGAAGCAGCTT